TGAAATGAAGAATGAGATGCCGTCTGCTAGCATTTGCTTGGCATCAACTGAAAAGATTGTGACACCGCCCTTGCGACGTTGTCCTACTGCGCGTGCGGTGTTGAGGTCGTTTGACAAGTGAACGTGATGTCTCTTCATAGGAAGCAGACCGGACTTGAGAATAGCGCCAACGCTCTTAGTGTCAGTCCCGTGGAACAACTGAACTGGCGGGACCACATTCTTGAAGGTTATCTTCACAGTCGGCACACTGTGACCTTGATTTGCGCGAATGCTCGTCATCGTCTCGTCTGAGAATGAATAGCGATCTTTTGAATCGTCAGCAACAATTTTCTTAATTTCAGCAAGTGTGAAATCGGTGTTAGTAAGGATTGACAAAACCGTACACCATCCCTGAGAATCAAGGGTCAGGTTTGCCGATTCAGGTTTATGTCGAAGTAGATACGACAGTTGAGTACTGCGTTGCTGTTGAGTTTTTGATGTCATACACCTATTCTATCAAAATCTGAGGTGCGACATCTCCACTGTTTCGGTTGGCACTAGCGTGACGTACACATCGCCGCGAGTTGTTCCTGCCTGCTTTAAGGTTGAGAACCAATCAACATACCCTTTGCCTTCGACCTTTACGGTGACCGGGCGAGAAGTGTCAGACCTCGGAACTTTGACCGTGTACTCTTGACCTAGAAAATCAAGCATTTGGACGCAGAGACCTTGTCTGAGATCTCTGTCAAGAACTTCTTGAGTGACTCGAAGGTCTTTCGTTCGGTGGACTCGCTCTGGTGCGCCATTGACCATTGTGTTCTCGGAAACGGCGTAATCAAGACTCGTGAATGAGTAGAGACTTTGGTTGATGCGAACAACCACAGTAACATCTTCAAGTCCTTCGATTGGTGCTGTGAATCGTAATCCATCCGGCGCACCTGCTGGAACTCGAATCTTATGCGACTTCCCATCAACGTTCACTTCGCATATGAATCCGCGATATGCCTCTGCCAAACTTACACGGGCAATAAAGTCACCTACATTCTTTCTGTTTGGCGGCGCGGGCGGACGATATGCTTGAACATATTGCTGTTGATACGGAGTAATTTTAGGTTTGGCAGTCTTGTATGCCTGCGATGCTGCCGCTTGCGCTCGCGCCTGCTTTGCCGCATACCCTTCCCAAACATCTTCCGGTTTAGACCAAGTTGTATTGCTGCGTCGAGGTTGCTGTTGAGCGGGACGTTGAACCGGTTCACTCCAACCGCTTTCAATATGTTCCCACGCCTGCTTCACCTCTTTGAACTTTGATTCGCTGCCGCCGCGATCCGGGTGATGTAACATTGCCAATTTTCGGTATGCCGCCCGAGCAACTTCAATTGAAGAACCTCGAGGAATACCTAAGATGTCATATGGGTTGTACATTGGCGAATTTCGACTATTCGCTATTTACACCCTGGATTCGTCACATTCGTTCTTGTAGATAAGAAGGTCATCGATCTGAAGAAGATCCAACGCGAAGCAGACAATGTAATCTGTCATCGCTGTAATTGGCGACGACCCAGCAAAGTTATGCGGATTGTTCTTCTCGAGAATCTCGCGATTGCCAGCAACATTCAAAATACCGATTTGGTTCTCAACGATGAATTCGAAGAGTCGAACACCGTGTTGACGAACTATTGCTAGCGAATCAAATTCATTCCCCGCTGGCAGGACTTCCATGAGATTGCGAATATCCAATGTCAACACTGGTTTGCCTAGTTTTTTCGCTGTGTTGATTGTGAGACGCGAACCTGGACTAGTGAGATCGACGCCGATAACAACCGTTCCATCGCTATCGAGAATGTTGGTTTTGGTTCGTTGATTGTAGTCGCCGCCAGGACGTAACCCAAAAGTTTCAAGCAGCGGGTTAGGTCCTAACTGAGTCTTGAAATTATCCGGCGCAGTGCCACCAGTCAGAATGCCCATTCGCCAACCGGCAATCAGACCACCAGCATCAGCTCCCGTTTGTCCACCGCTAATGATCTTATACAAACCATCATAGTTCATTTTTAAAGTCATCAGGCGGCGTCCTTCTTACTCTGCTCGACCTTGAGTGCTAATGCCTGAGTGTACAGTTGCTCTATCTTTTCGAAAGGCAAATCTTTAACCTGCTTGAACACCGGCACCACGCGAATCAGCATATCGTTTCGCCAACCCGCTTCGCTCTTAGCAATTGACCAGTTAGAGTATCCCTTCCCAGTAACCTTAAGGCGGTGATTTAGATTGTGACCAGCAGGGATTCGAACAGAGTATGTGTCGCCAAGAATATCCTTGACGTTGACCCATGCTCCAAGGATCAAATCGAGTGCGTCAACTTCAAGTGTCAACTCAACGAGTCCGGTGTCGATCACGCCTGAGAAGGTTTTTCCGTCTGGCGAAATCTGCTGAGTTGCCTCGTTGATATGTTTGACTGTGAACTCAGATGGTTCGAAGATTGTGGTGACAAATACTTTGTTGCCGTTCTTCGTTGTGAAATGTCCGCGAGCACCATTCGGCACGCCGGCAGGAATTTTCACGCTATCGTCTTGTCCCTTGATCTTCAGTTCAAGGTTGAATCCGCGATACGCATCGATGATCTTGACACGAGCAACAACATCAGGAATGACATTGACATGCTGACGCATCTGTCGAAGGATGTCGTTGAGGTCGTTGTACTGACTTGCGTCACCGCCGAAATGCGACGGGTTGTCGTATGCGGCTCGCTTGTTCTCGTCGGACAAAGTTTCATATGCCTCTTTGATCGACTTGAATTTTTCTTCATCGCCACCCTTATCTGGATGGTGTTTGTTCGCGAGTTTGCGATACGCTTTTTTGATCTCGTCTTGAGTGGCGGTCTTTGCTACACCGAGTGTTGAATAAAAATCGCTCATTCAAAATGCCTTTTACAAATTTGTGTATGTGTTTTCAAACAATGATTGTCGTACAACCCATTGGTCTTTGTGATCATGTGGTTGGCGACAAACGTAATCACCAACTTTACATCGAAGAAGATTCGGCGTTCCCATTACGGTCTCGCCAAACATCCCTTGAATGTATACAAATTCAGGTTGGTCCATCCCGAGCATTAATTTCTCGAGTTGAAAGAATTCTACCTCATTTTCGGGTTTCGGTGTACAAGTTAACCAACCGTTATCGTCAATGCTGGTAACATTGTATTTTTTAAGTAGCGTCAGAGGTGTTTGTTGCCACGGTTCACCGCCTTCACCAAGACATAACATATTTGCTAGGTCAATCGGTTCGCTGCCTTCAAGTGTGTCGATCAACCAACTGCGATGTGCGATTCTGTCGACGACCACGCTCGACATAGGTTTTGCCTGAATGCTCTTGGTCTTCTTGGCAAACCTCCAATGTCTGCCGTCTGTTCGGAATATGTAACTCACGATCTTCCCTTTCATGAAATTCAATGTTTGATTGCGGAACTGAAACCGTGTGCGATCTATCAATCACTCGCGCTACTTGTACAAGACCGGACTTGGTTACTTTTATGAAGACACAAAGGGCACCGATGTATTTGCGCGCCTCAGCGTCCATCGCAAGGTCACCTCGCCCAGTCACAGTACAAAGTACATCACGCATATTTGAATGCCTTCAGTTCTCGACGATACATTTCGTCAGCGCTATCTGACTTCAGCGTTGCCAAGTACGCCTTCAAATCAGCAAGGCGCTTTTCGAGTTCGGCAATGCGATCCTTTGTCAAGTTCCACATTGGCATCGAGAGCAGTTTGTCGTAGTCAACAAAATCTTTTGTGAGCAGCAATTCAACGAGATCTTTCTTGCCTGTGTCCTTGAAGGTTTTTGTGTTGGCAAGATAGAAGCGAATGAAGCGAATCACTTCGGACTGATAGCGAATCTGTTCGTCTGTGTCGACGATCAGTTTTTGACGACGCAATTCGTACTGCGATAGACGCCATGGCACAAATGCCTGAATCACATCTTCCGCTGAGACGTATTTTTGAAGTGTGCCAGCAGGATTCCACAGCGTAAAGTTTTCAGTACCGCGCCCAATGAGTTTGAACTTCGACAACAGGGTTTCTTGATCAAGGATACTTGTGCTACGCGGCACAGTCACATTGAAGCAGAACTGATCTTCTGTTGAAGCGTCTTCGTAATCCTTGATGAACTCTTTCTCTTCGAGAGAATTCAGGAAGTCCTTGTAGGTGTCGAGGTAAACGCCAATCGGCAATTCGGTAATCTGAATGGTCGTGCTGTTCACAACCTTGAGTTTACCGGTCGTAACGACTTGCCCAGTTTCCTTGTTACGAACCACTGTCCCGTGATAACCACGGAAGAACGGCGACAGGGCGCCGTCTTTCAGGGGTTTGGATTTACTATTTGGTTTGGCATTTAGAACGCTCAGAATGGCGTCTCGTAGTTCCTCGGGATGGTAGGAGTAGATCTCACAAGCGTGACCTGTTCCTGTTCCAGAGGCGCCGTTAACGAGCGACATTGGCAGCAGTGGAATGTACGTGTGCGGTTCGATCTCTTCGCCATCAGAGATGATTGGTTGGAGAATACAGTCATCTTCTTTTTTGAAGAGTTGACGAAAGTACGGAGACAACTCTGTGAAGATGTATCGACCTGCTCCTGCTTCTTTAGTCAGACGCGATCCAAACTGTCCGGATGGAATAAACAAATTCATGTTGTTCATGCCAGGCATTTTGTCGCATGCCATACCGACCATTGTGCCAACCATCGACGTTGCGCCGTGGTGATAGTCTGTGGTAGCGGCGATCATCGATGCCAAACGCTCAACTTGAATTTCGCCAGCATTTTCACCACGAGTAAGTGTGCCGCAGATTGCCTTGCGCTGAGATGGTTTCAATCCGTCGGTCAATTTTGGAATGGACCGTACGTTGTCATAAAGACTGAAGGTCTTCAACGCCGAATCAAAGAAGTGTTTGACGCGGATTGATTGTTTTGTTGAGTTGCCGTGAACTACTGGTGCTGTTGATTTTTTCATTGTTGTATTCTATTTCACTTTAGCAAAAATTCTGTCTTGATTTCGAAGTCGACAGGCGTGCTGCTGATAATCTTGAACTTGTCTTTCTTGACCAAGTTGGCCAGCACCCATGCGCTCAAGGCATCATGAGAGGTGAACACGAGGTATTGAAGTTCTTCGTGCTGCGAGTACGATGGTCCAGAGCGAGAGTCCCCGTAACCGTCATCATACCTGAAGTCATCTTCCAGAAGAACCGCGAAATGCGGTACTGTCGGAACGTGTGTCGCGCGAGTGGCGTAGCGTGGAGATTTGTCAATTGTTGAAGTGTAGAATGCCATGATATTACGCTCTCACAATAAAGTCATCGAAGTCTGCGGCACCGGTCTCCAACCAAACTTTGCGATCGTCAGCACGTTGAGAGTTGAATGCGAGATCAATCGCTTCCTTGTCCTCGTTGTTGACCATATCAATTCGGAAGAGATATTTCTCGAGGTTGCCGAGGAACAAACTGAACTGCTTCGTGCTCCAAGTGGACAGACCTTTGTAGTACTTCATCGACCAACCCTTGACCTTTTGTCCGTCCTTCGCTTCCCACGCCTTGTAGTCGCGTTCAGTAAAGAACTCGAGAGTTGATTTGTCCTTCAGCGTGACCATGATAACCGGCGTGCGAAGAATGTGAACGAAACCTAGGTCGAACAATTCGGGCCAAAATCTGTCGAACATGTTCATCAGCAATCCGCAGATGTGAAAACCGTCGACGTCAGCATCGGATGCGAAGGCAACTTTGCCGAAGCGAAGTTCATCAAGTGATTTGACTGGCGTGCCAATCTTCAATCCGATGACCGTGAGAATCTTCTGAATCTCATTCGGTTCGATCTTGCCGTTCTTGTCCTTCTTTTCCTTGTCTAACCCGAGAACCTTCAGAGGATCTTTTTCACGAACATTGGCAGGTTTGCCTTTGAGCGGGAATGATCCGATGTACGGATTGTCGCCACGACCGCCTTGAATGGACTTGGACGCTGAGTCTCCTTCAGACAGAAACAGAATACATTTGATTCGTTGATGACGCTCTGCGGCATCTGAGAATTTTTCGACCTTGCGTGGATCCGCTTTGCCGAGTTCCTTGCCTGCTGCCTTGAGAGTCTTCATCTCTTCGGCGAGTTTCTTTGCTTCAACCCAGTCGAGAACCGATTGAATGATAGAAGTCTTCAGCAACTTCTGAATCAACTTGTCTGGGCAAGACCAGGTGCGCCCATAAGCGCTTGGCTCAGTAATTAATTCGTCTTTTGTTTGCGATGAATATCTAGGATTCACGATTGTAGCATCGACAAATAAGTGTAAATGATTTCTAATGTCTGCTGGCTTTACTTGAATTTTTGCTTTCTTTTCTATATGAGACCGCAACCCATCAACAATCTGGTTGATGATGTAATGAATGTGCGTCCCGCCAATTTTCGTCTTCGACGTGTTTACGAATGATGTATGTTGAAAACCATCCTCGGATTTAGCAATACCAACCTTAAATGAATCGGTTTCATCGTAAGCGTATTCGCCATCTTTCCCAACATACATTTCGATATAGTCTTTGAATGACCGAGTTACTACTCGCTCGCCATTCCAATAAACCTTTAGGTGGGTATTTGTTGCGGCAACTTCAACAACGCGAGAATGTAACATTGCATAACTGCCATCGTCAATCCCGCCCATGCCAAGTTTTTCAAAGTCTGGTAAGTAGGTAATGCGAGTGAAGCCTTTGCTGTCCTTTGCTGTTTCGATTTTTGCCGGTGGGCGCTCTTGTGAGTTTGACCCAAAGGTCATCAAAAATCTCTTTTTCCCGTCTGATGTTTCTACTCTAAATTTTTTGCTGAAGATACAAGTTAACGCTGCACCCTCCCCGTTTTGACCCGTAAGAGTCGCATCGTCATCATCGTCAAAATTTGATCCTGCCCGCAATTCAAAAATCATTTCTGGGATATATTGATCGTAATCAGGATGTTTAACAACTGGTATACCGCCATTATCAAATACGGTGATTTCACCTTTTACTTGATCTACGTCAACGCGAATCGTATCAAGGTGTCTGCCTTCAGCGGATTTGCTGTGATCCGCTGAATTCGAAATGACTTCATCAAATAACTTTAGAAAACCTGGGTTGTATGTGGTCTCTTGGCGAGCCATTCGCTTATCAGCATTCGGCAGCCATTCTTCAGCGGTATGCGGCTTCACTGACCCAATATACCTGCCTGGCCGAAGTAAGACATGCTCAACCTCATTTAATTTCTTGTATTTTTCTTCGATGGATTTTGTTTTTTGCATAAATATTTTAGACTAAAGAGAACTCGAAAATGTTACCATTTACTTATTGTATCACACACCTCGACACAGGCAAAATCTACTATGGGGTTCGGTGGGCTAAGGGTTGCCACCCATCAGACCTTTGGAGTATATATTTCACATCGTCTTCCAAAATAAAAGAAATAATTCAGGTTGAAGGCATTGATGCATTTAAAGCTGAGGTTAGAAAAACCTTTAAGACGGCCGAAGAAGCCAAACGCTGGGAGAGCAGGGTCAACAAGAGGATTGTTGGTAGACCGAATGTTATAAACAAATGTGCGTGGCCTGGTATCTCAGAAGCCCAACAAACAAAGCGGCACGCTACGCGATTAGTAGTTGGCAAAGATGGTCTTACTGGCTATCAGCGAGCTGGTAGACTTCAAAAAGAACAAAGATCGGTTATCGATGAGATGACTGGGCTATCTAAAGCAGATCTTAGGAAAATGAAACTTAATCAAACCCTAGATAAAAATGGGTCTCGACAAAAGATGAGTAAGTTTAGATCTGAGGGTTGCTCAAGCGGTCGATTAGTGGCGCCCAATAAAGGGCGCCTCTACGATTTAGTTATATGCCCACATTGTCAAAAGGCCGGTCGAGGCGGCGCGATGAAAAGATACCATTTTGACGCCTGTAAGAGTGTCACAGTTTGGTGACACCGCCGGCAACCAATCCGCCGACGATCTTCAGCGCAACAAACTTGGTGCCAGGTTTAGCGAATGCCAAACGTTGAAGTTCGCTGTTCCACGAGTTCTCGGCCATATGGATCGCCGGTTTGGAACCGAATTCCAGATGTTCGATGTCATCGTGTTTGCTGACTTGAGCAATAACAACACCGCGGCCGGTAATGCCTTCGTGAACGGACTTGGCATGCGAACGTGGCGATACTGCTGCTTGGTTAACAAAACCGCTTGTGTCAACAATTGGCGCGGATTCCAATTGAATTTCTTTTGCCCAATCGCGATGACTTTTCGAGGCGGACAAGAGTTGATGCCCAATGTAGTTCATATTGGACAGGGTGTAGGTTCGCGGATACCACGACTTTGTCTGCGACCCGATGAGACGCTGCGCTGGACCCTTTTTCGTAGAAAAGATCGCGCCAGCGGCGTCGATGAAATACCCGTCCAGACGTGAATTGATTTTGACCAGCGGGAACACCGTAAAGAGGGCGTTGCCAAAACCGTAAATGCGCATTTGAGTTTCTCCTATTAGGCAAGTCGATATGACTTGATATGTTGAATGAATTGTCCTTCTTGCGAAGACAGAGGAAACCGGATATAGTCACCAGTTTCCTTGTCAGTGTAGATGTACGCTGGACCATATACCGTTTGATCCAAACACGGATCGCTTTCGCCGGCATCGTACACCGCGTCGAAGTAAATGTTCGGCACAACGACACCACACGCAGTTGCCATCCCGTTCATCGAGATTTCATCTTCGTAGAAGATGTCAATTGGTAGTTCAATCGGCAAACGAAAGTTCAACAACGTGTCGTAGCAATTGGTAACACCACCATGATTCAGAGCACCACAGATGATGATCACTTTGTCGCTCGTTGCCCACTGAATGTATGCTTCGCTAGCCTCGTCTTCGTCGGTGAACGACATCGACATATCAGCAACCACATGCGCTGTCTGAAGACCGCACTGAAGAGGACTCAAGTACAGATTTGCTACGAACGCGTAGAAGCGATAGTTGAGGTCGAAGTTTTTGTATTGACTCATTGGAGTTCTTCTTTCGTGATTGTCGATGCCGCCTTGCCGTCGTACTGACCATCAAAGCGCTGCTTCAATACCTTCATCACAAGACCCATGTTTGGAACTTCACCAGCGGTCTTGATGCCGCCAATGACATCTTGAATCGCTGTGCGCAATTGGTCGTCGTTCATTTGCGAAGGCAAGAACTGTTCAACCACACCGCGTTCAGCATGTGCCATGCGAATGGCCGCTGCCTTTTCATCCGTCATCTCGACCTTTCGAATGGCAGCAATTGTTTCGTCAATGTTCTTGATGAACTTCTTGGCGATAGCAATGACCTCTTCATCGGTGGTCTCGCGGTTGCCGGCATTCTTGCCGATCATTTCTGCTTCGCCGAGCAGGGTTGTCAGAATTGCGACCGTGTCGGATCGTGTGATACGAGCACGAACTTGTGCTGCTTTGATTTGTGAAATGAGACTCATATTCAATCCTTGATGTTGATTGGCAATTATACACCCAAGTCAAAATTACAGGTGTAACGAGTTACTGCCCGTGATGGAAAACTGTAACTTTCAGATTGGCAACTGCGGGCACACCAACACTGCGAAGATGTCCGTCTTCTTCAGGATATTTCAGAATGTACTCGACTTGGATGATGCCTGGATTGACATTCAATTTTTCGGCAATCATTGCCTTGATTTCGTCAAGACTGACTTCGTACTCTGACTTGTGTGAACGCAAAACTCCGAATGGCATGATCTTCACCTCTCACATAATATAGCATTAGTTGCTGAATAAGGAATTGTTTCTGACAGGATTGATTATAACACACTTTTGCGGGGCGCCCAAAAGCGATCGTTTTTAATGTATCAAACAACCCCCACTTACGATAAATACACTATCAACTAAGGACCGCCTATGCAAAATCAACCATCAACTAGGAAATATCACTTCATTTATAGAACTACGAGACTGGACGGTAGTGGGGCATATTACATCGGAATGCATAGCACCGACCGCCTTGACGATGGGTATCTAGGAAGCGGGTCTATCCTAAACAACTCTATTAAGAAATACGGAAAGAAACTTCACGCTCGGGAGATTTTAGAATTTTTACCAACAAGACGAGAGTTAAGTGTTAGGGAAGCAGAACTAGTGTCTGAAAAAATTATTACAGATCCGCAATGTATGAACATCACTCTCGGCGGAGGAGGTGCCAGACCTGGAACAGAGAATCACTTCTTTGGTAAAAAACATTCAGCAGAATCTAAAGAAAAAATAGCAAAATCGAAAATTGGAAAACCTCTATCTAGTGAAACTAAGGCAAAACTTAGCGAAAAAAATAAAGGGCGATCTGGCAAAAAACACACCGACGCGACAAAATCTAAACTAAAATCTGCGTGGGTTAATAGGAGAAAAATTAGAGTGAGCGATGAAACAAAAAGTAAAATGTCAAAATCGCACCCTAGATCAAAGTATATTTTTTCTGTCGTAAGTCCACAAGGACTTACGACAGAAACAAGCGACTTAAAAACATTTTGTGAAAATAAAAATCTTTCTTATTCGATATTCACATCATGTATGCGAGTCGATAAACATCCAACTGGCAGAAACGCGGGTTGGACGATTACTAAGAGACCGATAAAAGACGTTCTGCAAGAATAAGACCGTGATAATGGGCGGCAACACACTTGGCAACATCGCTGCGTATATATTGTGCCAAACCAATCCAGCAGACTGCCAACCACAAGTTATGAACAGGGTCAAAGCTTGCCTTAACATCTGCTTCAATGCCTGAACGGTCTGGGCGTTCAAAGTCGAAGTCCAAATACCCGTCTTCGATCGCACTGATATGGAAGGACGTTGAGTAGTTGAACAGGTCATACCCATCAAGTGCATACAGCAGTTTTGCTCGATCATAATCGGCAAGTCCGGCACCAATCGTCTTGCCAAAGTATCCACGTGGATCAATGATCGTGACCTTGAGCGTGTCAAGATCAACCATTGAGTTGCTCATCTGAAGGTCGCCGTGAATGAATCCGTACTCTGGTGGATTCTCAGCGTAGAACTTTTGTAATCTCTCACCAAGAAGATTGATGATTGTTTCTACGGATCGACCGGACAACTGTAATCCGTTTACGTGGGTGACTGGTCCAAACGAATCAATCACACCCCTGATTTCAGCATAGCGCCCAAGAAGTTTTTCGCACGCCTCGACACCAACATCTCGCCGAACTTGTTCTGGCGCAACTGGGCGTTGACCGAGGCGAAAGATATTTTGCTGTTGCTCAATGATCTGATTGAAGACATAACGACGGTCTACTGGTGAAAGTCCTGCCCACGCACTCCAAATTGGAACACCTTTCACACGCGACATAAAGAATCCAGACTTGTCAGTTGAAATCCAAGTGCGAGGGACTGACGGACGTGGCGCATTTCGCTTCTCAACAAGTTCATCTAGAGTTTGATACCACTTGATCTCGCGCTCGATAATTGCTTTGCCCTGATCGTTCGTTGCCTGCTTCAGCACATAGTCACCAACAAATTCCACGGAGTTGAACTCACGAGCGGAATCTGCCTTCTCACGAACCCGGACCAACTTAGGCATATCGCCGAAGTCAATAATTTCTTCTAGACGATGCTCACGACATTCACCAAACTGCTCGATGACCTCAATGAAGTCTTGTCCATCGATATATTCAACGTGTGCCGGTTCATATCGGTGAATGTAATACAAACCGAAGACACCGCCACGCTCATAGGTATCAAGAAACGGTTTTACACCGCGACCCGCAAAATCTACGCCTAAACCATAGCGGCACGAACCGTTGTAGTTTGTAAAGATGACATTGCTGTTGGCATATCGACCGCCAATGGTGTCGATCTTGATGTCATCGACAGGTAGAACATCGCACCACGAGAAGAGAACTTCACGACCTTCGAGGTGATCGCAAGTAGAGAGAATTGCGTGTGCCGACCCATTTGCCACATCGACTGTTTTAACAATCAACGGGATCGTTGGGAAGTACATCTTGTGATATTCCGCAACAAGTGCCTCATACGAACTGTGGACAATGATCGTCAATGACCCGCGCTCGAGATTAGTCTGATTGCTCCAATAGCGAACCATCTCAACATAACCTGTGTTCTTGCCAATATTGACAAGAACTTTTGGGATGTGATTAGTTAGCGGGGCAAGGCGACTGCCTAACCCTCCAGCGACAATGACGAGATTCATTTTTGTCCTTTGTTCTGCTCTGCCTTTAGCATATCGCCAAGGGCACCGTCAGGGTGGAATTTTAGGAAGTCAAGACGTTGAAACCCGATGTTGTGTGACACCTGAACGGAGATACAGTCAAGGGTACATAACAGCGCTGTAGTCGATGTTGTTGGTGCCAGACCGAACTCATCGCCTTCAGCAACTGCGCCAATGAACAACTCAACATCCACATTTGGATTCTTTGGTTTGTCCTTCTTACAGTGAATAAGAATTTGCTTCACGTTTGGTCGAATCAGACGAAGATGCTCGATGGCAATAACCATTTCGCGTGTTGTGCCAGAGCGACTGATATGGATGATGATGTCATTATGACCAACCATTCCATAATCGCCGTGACCAAGATGGGAAACATTTAACGACATCGACGGGATGCCAAGCGACGCCATCGTTTCTGAAATTTTTGAGGCGATGTTCGAGTTCTTACCGACACCGGCAATCATCACTCGCGCGCTGTAATTTTGGGTGGCAATGTTTGTCACCATCTCGACGATCGTGTTGTATTCGTCAGTTGCGATAACTCCGTGGAGTCTGCTTAGTGCAGCGATTTGTCTGTCAATACAGGTTGTTGCTAGTTCGTTCATAGATTTTCCAGAAGATAAAACGATTGTACCGCCAGAACATCAAAACATTCTGGCGGTACTAGGATCATGAAGATCTATTAAGCAGTTGCGCGCTTGGAAGCGAGTTCGGCGACTGCCTTGATACCTGCTTGGTAATCAGCAACACGACGAGCAACGAACTCATTGCTGAGAACAGCACCAGCGGCAGTGATCTTGTAAGAGACCGGTTGCTTGCGAATCTTGCCGGTGAGAGCAATAGTTCCATTGGCGAGTTGACGCTCAGTTGAGACAACTTTGAGGCGACGTGTTTCGAGCAGCGTCTGAAGCGACTTGCTCTTCAAAGCATTTTTCATTTTTACTGACATGGATTTTCCTTTTCATAGTTACGAGGTTAAACCTCGATGCCACCTGTGGTGTAGCATTCTTTAGCAGTTCACCATCAATTCGGCGTTTCGCTTGTTACACCAAGCGATTCCGTATTCGATCATGGCAAGCGCTGCCTTTAGGTTATCACCTGGAACA